TTAGTTCTCTTCTTCTCAAATCCACCTCTTAATAACTGGCTTACAGCACCTGAGGCACCATTACCTCCAGCATTAGGATTAGTGATAGGATCAGTTGATAACTCCATAGTAACATAATCAACATTCAATTGAGACTTACCTTTTTTGGCTCTTTGTGCATTTAATTCAGCAGTAACTGGGTGTAATGCATCTACAATAATTGCTTTATTCATGATATTAGTTTTTAATTTATATGAGTTTAAATAAGAATACAATGACCATTGTTCCTAAAGGACTGCAAGCTATCACCTTTGCAGAGACTTTGTACGGGGTACAGAGGTCATCAGTAATCAAAGGGGGTCTTAGATTGTTGGAGGGTCACAATAACTATCTTACATTAATTTTTTAAAATTTGCCAGGGGGTACTAGTATTATCCTAAGAGTAAAGGAAAAACTTATTAAACATCCTAAAAAAATTTTTGATATTATATTTGGTATTCTCATTTATTTTTTGTATATTTGCAATTATGAGTGAAAAGGAGTTAGAAAAATATTTATTAGAACTTACTTTAGGAAATGAATCTAAAAGAGAATTTGTTATAGGACAAGGTTGTAAAACTAAGGGGTATGTAACTAGGACTCCAGAAGCTTTAAACCTATGTAATGATCCTAGTTGTGTTTCATGTAAAGAATGGGATGAAGCATTTAAACAAGCTGCAGATAGAATAATAAAAAATTTAGATAATGGGAAAGAATAAGAAAAAGGAAGTAGAAGAATTCTATGATGATGAATACTTTATAGAAATAGAGATGGATGGTAAAATTCATAAGGCAGGTTTCTTAGATCCAAATGAAGAGCCTACTATGACAAAAGATGGTCATTGGGTGTATAGAATGAAATTTAAAGAAGACTAAATGGAAACAATTAGAATAACAGGCAATATGGCAACAACTGATAAATACAATGAGGATTGGTATCAATGTGAAATAGATATTGCAAATAAGAAAGGTATTAATTTAGATGAGTATAAAATTACTGAAGTAGTTAATGGTATGATTACTAGAGGAGGTAAATCTCCAGCAGGAACTATGTTTGCAGCAGTAGATGCTTATACTCTACACTTAGAAAAGAAATAAATATGTCAACTACAAGTACAACAGCAATAGCAGTAATAACCTCAGCAGAGTTCCAAGCATTAGGATTCACTTTAGTTAGGGAATTGTCAACAGAACAAACTTATATTAACAAGCAATACACTTTAACTTATGATACAATGACTAGAAAAGTTGCTGTAGTGTATGGTAAGGGTAGAACAATATATGACTTTAGACTAGTTACAATTGTTAATAATGCTAATGAATTAGAACAACTATTAATAAGAAATGGTATTGATTGTTAAAAAAGTGTCCAAATAATTTGGATATGTCAATTATTTTCATTATCTTTGTATATGTTTAATTACTTGAGGAAGTTAGTCCCTTAGACACTGTTAAAGCAAATTAGTCTAGGGGCATTCCAAAACTTCAATCACCTAATAAAAGTTGGAAGATTGTTGGATCAGGTAAAACCTCTTTTAAGAGGATAGAACAAATAAACTAAAATAGGTTATGGTTAGTTTACTGGTGTATGAAACTTACAGCAGTCTTTTGGTGAAGAATAAGAGCAAAAAAACAGGGAGAGGATATTGCTCTCCATAAATAATAAACAAATGATTAGAATATTAGTAAGTGGTGATAGCTACGCCATACTTAAAGAGAGAGGTGGAGAAGATGAATGTCTTTATGAAGGTCACATAGATGACTTTGATGCCACTCCAGAAGGCCTCAGATGCTTTATAGAGGACTTAGGCTTCGATGTAGATGTAATGGCTGCATGGGAGGATAATGAAGAATGGGATTAGTTTCCCTTCTTTTTTGCATATACTAATAATATTTTAATTTATTATAAAAAAAGTTACTAAAAAACTTGCATATGTCAAATATTTTTTGTACCTTTGTATCATGAATTTAGAATATGACTATAGTAATGTAGATGATGGGTATGGTATGGTTGCCATTAAATATAATGGAGAAGTTATAGGGGAGTGGCCTAATCATTCAAATATAGATTTTCCAGAAGATCTAACATTAGACAGAGATTTATCAGAATTAGTAGAGATAGGAATCCAAATTGGAAAGCAAATAGCTGGAGAAGCGCTTGCTGCAGAACTAACTAAAGCATTAAATGATGGTGAATAAAGAATTCGAAGAAGGAGTGCTCTACGTAGACCCTAATGATAGTAACTTAGAATACATTTATATGGGGGGGATGTTTTATCCTATTACACCTCATATGGAATTGTATAAAGATCCTATTGTTGAGAACTTAGTAGAAGTAAAAGCTCCTCCAGGTACATATGTTATGCCAGAAGGTTTAGATACTGAAGATGAACATAAGCTACACTGGGTAAGAGTAAATGAAGATACTGCAGAAGATATTGCAAGAGAGTATTGGAAATCAGTAGAAAAAGTTAAAACAAACCTAAAGGAGTAATGATTAAAAGCTTTATAGACAAATATGCTATAGCTGTTCAGAAGATTATTCAGAAGGATGCAGAAGGTGCTTTAGATATAGGTATGCCTAATGTAGAAACTGTAGTTGATGATTACAGGTTCGTATTTCAGAAGACTGATGAAGGGTATTGGCAGTTGGTTAGAGCTAAATTAATCCCTAAAAACCTATTGAACTGATGATATTAGTAGATTTAGATGATGTTGAAGGTGTTAAAAACTATAATGAATTAAACCCTTTAATGGAGTACCTAGCTAAGGATTTAGAACGATTTGGTGCAAATCAGACTAGTTTTGATTATAATAAGTTTGGGTTTGAAATAACATTGGAGAGAGAGAATGTGGAAGAATATTGGAGAGCAACAAAAATTATAAAGAAATAATGAATGTACCTATTAAAGTACACTCTGAGAGTGTGTATGGTGTATATGTAGAATTGCTTAATCCTATTTTAAAATTAAAAAAGAGAGAGAAGGAATTACTAGTAGAATATCTAAAATTGCATATTAGATTAGGTGGAGCTCAAGAGGATCTTATGAACTCTGGTCAGAAGAAAATAATCAGAGAGCGTATAGGTATGTCAGAGCCTTCATTCAATAATCACCTCAAACAACTTAGGGATAAGCAAGTCTTTATGAATGGGCAGTTAAATCCACTCATAACTAGTAACCTGCATTTCAATGATTTTGATATCAAGTATAGTTTAATTTTTGAAAATAGCCAAGGAAAATACTTTGATGCGAATGGACAAGAATATAAAGAAGATAATAGATAAGATATCAGAAGAAAAGGGTATCCCTAAATGGAAGGTCGAATTGGTGATAATGCATCAATTTAAATTCTTAAGAGATACAATTGAGAGTGGAGACTTTGAAAATTTTAGAATAAGGTATTTAGGTAAATTTATACCATCAAAGAAAAGATTAGCACAAAGAGAAAAGAAGAAAAATGTTTAGAGAATTCAAGCAACTAGTAGATGTATACGATGAGGATGAGGATGGTAATGACATTCTCTTAAAGAGAGACGCTGTTATCAGAGACTCCTTTTATGTAGACAGTATAGTATCAGTTACAGAAGCTTTAAACAGAAATGGAAATCCTTATAAAAGTAGATGTTTTATTTATCACGCAGAAAGAGGTAATATACTTTTAAAGCATCCTTATAAGGAGATAGTAGAATTAAAAGAAGAAGACGAATTAACAAGAGCAGGATTTAAAATTAGAACAAAATGACAAAAGATTTAAGATGTATTGGTAATAACATTTTAGTATTATTACCAGAGATTGACGATAAGACAGCAGCAGGGATTATTAAATCACCTGAAATGTTAGAAGAGGAAGAAGGAAAATTACACATTGTTAAAGTAGTGTCTACAGGAGAAGAGGTGACTAAAGTTAAGGAAGGCGATGAGGTTATCTTAGCTGTGCCTTCAGTAGCTATCATTAATTATGAAGGTATACGTTATGGTGGACTTACAGAGTATGGTGTGTTTTGTGTAGTAGAAAAAGAAGAAACTAAAGAAGCAGTTAAAGCGTAATGGTAACAGTAGAGAACAAGATAACTACAATCACAAAAGATTCAGAAGATGACTTTGTAGATTATGGCGATCTAATTAAGATCTGTATAAATGCAACTCCTAAAGAGGGTTGGGATAAAAACTTGATTATGCAGACTTGTAAGATTGAAGAGGTAATTGAAAATACTAAGAAAAAGAAACCCTTTGAATTTGAAGACGCTGACATGAAACTTATTAGAGCAAAAGCAGGGAACATGGCTTGGACTATTAAGAATTTAGAGTTAGCAGAATTTCAAGAATATATTGAACAAGTGTAAATATGAGTGTAATAAAGAACTATAGTAAGGATGCAAATTATTGGGACTTAGATCCCCAGTTAACTGCGTTTGAACCTTTTAAAACTTTATACGACTCAGACAAAACTAAAGGCAAAAGAGGCAGCTCACAAAAGATGTGGGCTGTAGCCTTTTATATTGATCCAGACTCAAGGTTATATAAATATAAAGCAGCTGAGAAGAAGAAAGTTATAGAAAGTGATATAATAACTATCAAAGGTTTTGACTGGAAAGAATTAGAAGAACCTATTAAGATTTATAAGAAGCTTAATATGACTCAAGCTGAAAGAACCTTGGATACTTGGAATTTAAAACTAGAAGAAAGAGAGAGATACTTATTATCTATAGATTACAAAGAACTAACCTTAGAAGAAGCTAAGAAGTTTGATACATTAATAACTAATCATCCAGCTATGTATGATCAGTATGAGATGATATTAGCTAAGATCTCAGCAGAAGAAGTAGAGGGTAAGACTAAAGGTAATAGAAAAGAATCTCTTTCAGAGAAAAAAATTATATAATGGTAGGGAAATTAAAATTTACTATTGAAGGATCTGTTGAAGAAATGTTCAACTTAGAAGATCAAAGACAGTATACTGACTTCTATTTTACAGAAGACGCAGTACAAGGAATGTACTTAATTGAAGAGAGTGATGAATTAACAATGATTCTTATCATAGGAGGTACAGATTATACTTTAGAGTATGATGAGATTATATTTGAAAAAATTAAAGTAAGTTTAGATTCTATTAACGAAGCAGGAGTAGAAGTAAAAGCATAAGAATATGAAAACATTAAATAATACAGATACAAAAGGAGCAACAAAACAAGTTAAAGATATTGAATTTTGGGGCAATGGAGATACTTTTAAATTAATTAGTAAAGCTTCTTCAAAGAGAGAAGAGTGGATGAAATCTACTAAAGCAATGGAAATTCCTGGTGTAGGTTGTGTAGTACAAGTAACAACACAACAATATGATAATGTAGCAGAAGCAATTACCTTTGTTCCTGGAGTAAAAATTATAGAGCATTTATTTGCAGCAGATGGAGGATCTAATAAAGTTATTGGTAGATCATTAGTTTCTATAAATTATAATCAAGAAATAAGCAAAGACACTCCTACAAGAGCTTAATGAGTTTTATAAGAATAAATAACAGAAACAATTTCCTAATAAAGGAAGTAAAGTCCTATCATCCAGAGTCTAATGATTATGTTGCCTATTGGCGTAAGCATAAACAACGATGTATAGAGGGGCTTTGGTCACTTGATTCTACAGCAGCTGATATTGAGGTAGAAGACAGAGACTTTAGTGCACATGTTAAAAAGCATAAAGAAGGTTGGCGTTGGATGACTCCCAACCTTTACTTTTATGTAAACTTTGGTACAATCCTACACAACCCACCTGATGCACCAAAGACAGCCCCTAAGAAAAGAATGAGACCCTTCCTAAGGGATATTGAGTGGGAGTTCTTTTATAACTGGGCAGAAGCTAGGGGTTTCTCTGGATTTGAAGATGACGATGAATTTACTTGTCATAGAAGTGTTATAGAGGCAGAAACAGATGATTCAGTTACTATAGACAAGTCAGCTTATAATTCCAAAGGTGAAGTAAAAACTTATATTACAGCTAGGGAATATCTACGAAAGACACACTCTAAACCTTATGGACAGGCTTTATGGGAAAACCAAGCTACAAACCTATTTATGTTAGGGGCTCGTGGGTTTGGCAAAAGTTTCATGGTAGGAGTTGGAATAATCCTATATGAAATATTGTTTGATGGGGCAAGATATTACACGCAAGAATCAATAAATAATCCAGCTAAGAATGAGTTATTGGTGGGTGCAGCCCTCTCTTCTAAGTCTTCAGATTTATTAGCAAAGGTAAAAGAAGCTATTGACAATATACCAGGTTCCTGGGGAGATAGTTCAGAGTTTACCCCTTCTCCATTCTATAAGGAGATGACAGGCTCCCTAAAGCCTAATAATGGTAAAAACCTATGGCAGCATTGGTATGATAAAAAGGTTGGGGGACAATGGATTAAAGAGGGTACTAAGTCCAATTTAAAACATGTTACCTTTACAACAGAGAATCCTGAAGCTGGTGCTGGTGGTCGTCATGCAGTAATTGTAGTAGAAGAGGTTGGGTTATGTCCTAATATCCTAACTATTCATGGTTCTAATACAGCATGTATGATGGAGGGTGAGAATCAGTTTGGTTCTTGCGTGTATCTAGGTACTGGTGGTAATATGGAAAAAATTGTAGAATCACAAGTAATGTTCTATGATCCAGAAGGGTTTGATTTCTTAGCTTTTGATAACCCTTGGGAGAATGACCAAAGGAAAACAGGATGGTTTGTACCAGCTATATATGGACTTAACCAGTTTAAGGATGAGAATGGTAATACTGATATAGAAGGAGCATTAGCCTATAAGGAGAAGATCAGAGAGAAGAAGATGAGATCTAAAGATACATCTGCTATTGACCTTGAGATGCTTAACTACCCTTTAGTGCCTTCAGAGATGTTCTTAAGTAAAGTGGGTAACATATTCCCTATAGCCTTATTAAAAGAACGTGAAGCTGAAGTTGATGGTAATGAGAAGTATGCTAACGCAGAGTACATAGGTAAGCTGGTTGGTAATCCTGATACAGACCAAGTAGAATGGAAGCTAGACCCTACTGCAAGACCTATTAAACACTTTCCTCTAAAAGAAGAAGATAGAAAACGTGGAGTAGAAGGGGCAGTAGTTATATACCAACATCCTTATGAAGATGAGTATGGGGATGTAATGTATGGTAGATATATAGCAGGCTGTGACCCTTATGATCATGATGATGCAGGTACAGGTTCCTTAGGTTCGACTATTGTTTACGACAAGCTTAGTAAACAAGTGGTAGCAGAGTATACAGGTAGACCAGAGACAGCCAATAAATATTACGAAGAGGTTAGGAAGTTATTGAAATATTATAATGCTAGACTTCTTTATGAGAATGAGAGAAAGGGTATATACGATTACTTTGAGAAGAAGAAGTGTGTTTATATGCTTCAAGAACAACCAGAGATCATTAAAGACGTTCTACAAACTACTAGGGTTAACAGGAACTATGGTATGCACATGAATAAGTCTTTAAAGCGTTATGGTGAAGAATTAATTAAAACATGGCTCCTAGAGCCTTATAATGACGAAGAGGGCTCAGAGAAGCTTAATTTGCATGAGATAAGATGTTTGCCTCTTATTAAAGAGTTAGCAGCTTATAATACTGATGGTAACTTTGATAGGGTCATGGCTTTTATGATGGTGATGTACTTTATACAAGAGACTAGAAAAATTGAAGTAAGAGAAAAATCCAAAGCAAAAAACACTTATATTGGTAATTCTGACTTTTTTAATAAAGGCTTAAGAAAGAAGAAAAAATTCTTTTAGCTATAATTAAGAATGTTATTTTATAATAATGTTTGCTTTTTAGAAATATTTTAACTACATTTGTATTTATTTTCGTAACATGGCCTCAAGCACATTTTTAAATTTTCCTAAACAAAAAGTCTCTCTGAGAAAGAAAACTCAGAACTGGGGAGAGAACTGTATAGATGCAGCATTGCATTATACTACCCTATATGACTATACAAGGAGATCACCTAGATATAAGAAGATTAGAAATTATAATCTTTATAATGGTAAGTTTGATAAACAAGACTTAGAGTATGTATGTAATCCATTTGGTATTGCAGATGAAGGTTTTGATTTTCCAGCAAACATGCAATACTATCCTATTGCTACACCAATCTTTGATTTATTATTTGGTGAAGAGTCTAAGCGCCACTTCTCCTATGTAGTAAGAGCTGTTAACCCAGAGGCTATTACTAGAAAAGAAAAACAAAGGAAAGAAGAGATCATGGAAGCAGTTAAGCTTAAGGTCTTATCTTCAATACTTCCAGAAGAGGCACAAGAGTTACAAGAGTCAGGCCAAGAGCCAGAGGATATTTTAAATTATTATAAATATAATTATCAGGACATGAGAGAACATGTGGCAACACAATCTCTTAACTACCTGAAGAAGCAACAAGATTTAAATAGAAAATTCCAAAAAGGCTGGGAGGATGCATTACTTGCAGGAGAGGAAGTTTACAAAGTAGAAGTTATTGCAAACGAACCTTTAGTAAAGAGATGCAACCCAGTAGAGATTTATGCTCTCCTACCTCACAACTTGGATATACTGGATGAAGCAGAAGTAATAGTAGAAGAAACGTGGCTATCTATCTCAGAGATAGTGGACAACTTCTATGAGGATTTAACTCCTGCACAAATTGACAAAATAGAAGATGAAGAGTCAAACATCCATACCATCAATCAAAGCAATTTTATACTTCCTGACAGAGCTGTAATAGGTACTTCTGATTCCCCTTCTCCCCTATTAGATGACTCTTCTATATATGATTCTGATGGTAATATTCGAGTGTGTTATGTTACGTGGAAATCAAAAAAGAAGGTAGGAGAGCTGACATTTACTGATGAGAATGGTGTTGAACAAAGTACAGTAGTTGATGAGAAGTACAAGCCATTATCAGGTGAAAAGATAAAATGGTTCTGGATCAACGAGTATTGGGAAGGAACTAAGATTGGTGCAGATATTTATGTTAATATCAGACCTAAGAAAATGCAATTCAGAAGAATGGATAATATTTCAGCTTGTAAGTCTGGATATATTGGAACTGTATATAATGCTACTAATGCTCAGTCAGTATCACTTATGGACAGATTAGTTCCTTGGATCTATCTGTATATTACAATGTGGTATAGAACAGAGCTATTGATTGCAGCCAACCAAGGTAAGATTGCGCTTATTGACCTTGCTCTTATTCCTGAAGGATGGGAAATTGAGAAATGGTTATACTACGCATCAGCAATGAAGTTTGGATTTGTTGATTCATTCAATGAAGGAGTTAAAGGTCAATCTACTGGAAAACTCGCTGGTAATATCTCCAACCAGAATAAGTCCCTAGATCTAGAAACAGGGGCAGCTATACAAGGCCATGTTCAATTACTTGAATTTATTGAGACTAAACTACAAGAACTATCAGGAGTTACTGATCAAAGAATGGGGGCAGTATCTGCTTCTGAAACTGTAGGGGGTGTGAGACATGCAACAGTACAGTCTTCACATATTACAGAGAAATGGTTTCAAGTGCATAACTGGACTAAGAAAAGAGTATTAGAGTGTTTAGTTGAAGCAGCTAAAGAAGCGTGGAAAGATGGAAGTAAAAAACTTCAGTATGTTACTGATGATTTAGCCTCTGTATTTTTTAGCGTAGATGGTAATGAGTTTAACAATTCTGAGTTTGGAGTATTTGTATCAGACGCTTCTAAAGATGTTGAGGCATTGCAAATGCTTAAAGATATGACACAAGCTGCTATGCAGAATGAAAAGATTATGTTGTCATCTATTGCAGATGTGTATGCATCAGAGTCCTTATCTGATATTAAGTCTAAGCTTATGACAATGGAGCAAGACATGCAAGCCAGAACTGAACAAGCACAACAAGCAGAACTTGAAGCAGGCGAGAAAATTGCAGCTCAAGAAAATGCAATGGCTGAAAAAGAACTTCAGAAAGATTATTATAAGATTGATTCAGATAACCAAACTAAGATTACAGTTGCTGAAATTAATTCTTTTAAATTTCAAGAAGATCAAGATTCAAATGATAATGGAATTCCAGATCAATTAGAGATTGCAAAGTTAAAAGCACAAATTGATTTTAATGCGGATAAATTAAACTTAGAAAGAGATAAGCTAAAACAACAGAAAGATTTAAAAGAGAAAGAGCTTAAGCAGAAAAAAGCTGAAGCCAAGAAGAAAAAGAATGACAAAAAATAGGTTAGCGCTATAATTTAAAATGTATATTAGTTAAAAAGGTTGCATTTTACAAAATTATTTAGTATATTTGTTTTTTGTTGGGTACGTGATAGAGAAAAGAGTTAAAGAAACCCAAATTTAAATTATGCCAGAAAATATTAATGACAGTATGGAAAATCCTTTACAAGGTCTCGACATTAGTGCTTTAGGTACTCCAACAGGAGCTACTGGAAGTAGCTTTGAGGTTAGAGATGTAGAAGATACTCCACCAGTAGAAACTCCTCCAGTAGAGGATACAACTCCCGTAGTAGGGAATGAAGGGAATGACCCTGTAGTAGAAGATACTCCAGATACTCCTTTTGAAGATAATTCTCTAGCCAGACAAATTGGTATTAGAGATGGAGAAGGTGACGAAGGTGCATCTCTCTCAGATGATACAGATGATGATCCTAATGCTTTCTTTAAGGCATTTGCAGATCAAGGAATCATCGCTTTAGATGAAGATGAGTTAAGCGCAGAAGAAGATAGAGATATCGCTTGGCTTTTAGAAAAAGCATCTGCTAAATCTAAACAAGAAATTGAAACAGGTATTGAAGATTATAAAGAATCTTTACCTGCAGAGATCAAATCATTACTTGACAACTATGATGATGGTGTTCCATTGGGAGCATTACTTCAAGCAGAAAAAGAAGCATATAACTATGATTCTATTACTGATGATTCATTAGATGGTAATGAAGATCTACAAAAAAAATTAATTGCTGAAAACCTTTTTAGACAAGGTGAATCAGAAGAGGACATTAAAGATATGTTAGTGGACTATGAAGATTCAGGTTTGTTAGAAAAGCAAGCAGCAAGAGCTCTTACTAAAATTAGAAAGCATGAAACTTTCAAGAAAGAGCAACTTGTTAAAGCTGAAAAGGAAAAAGCTATTCAAGACAGAGAGCAATATAATGAATGGTTAGGAACTCTTAAAGAAGATATTAATAAGAGAGACGAAATTATACCAGGCCTTGAGCTTAATGAAAAACAGAAAAAAGAACTTTACAATGGTATTACCAAACTTGATAAGAATGGTGAAAATGCTATTGTGAGATATAGAAGAGAAAATCCTGACTTTGATTTGCAAGTAGCTTATTTAGCTACTATCATGAAAGGAGACTTTTCTTCACTAGTTGCTGCAGCAGAGACTAAAGCTACTAGAAACCTCAAAGAAAAAGCATCGTCCAATAGTGGGTCTGGTTCTAGCAAAAGAGCCAATAATTTGAAAGGGATGAACTTGAGTATTGCGAGGAAAGCACTTAATATTTAAAATTTAAAAACTAAGAAAAATGCCTAATCAATCGATTAATACTTTACAAGTTTACGAACAAAAAAGTTGGTCAGGGCTTACTACAGATAACCACTTAGGTACTGTATTTAATGAGGAGCCTACGCTTGTTTCTAATATTATGTCTAGGGTATTTGGAATGTATTCTCACGCAGGTATGGATGCTTTATTCTCTATGATGGGAGCTGAAGAAGAATTACCAAGTGATGCTGCTTTTGAGTGGTATCTTAAAGGCGATGATGAAAAAGCTATTCCAATTGTAGGATTTAATGCTACAGATGCTGCCAGACCAGGTGTTAATAACACTGTGTTTGAAATCATCATGCCAGAGAAATACTTTGCATATACAGACAAGCTAGTATTTGACGACAGACGCTTTGCAGTTCGTGTTATGGATGAACCAATTTCAAATGGTACTGACTGGGTTTACCGAGTTAGCCTAATGACAAGTGATCCAACATTATTTGTTCCAGTAACTTTATTAGATGCTGGTAGACAATTGTCTAAAGAATACTCTCCACAAGAGCGTACTCTTTCTAAGACTGCAGGTGAAACCAACTTCACTTCTCCATTCAAAATGCGTAACCACTTCTCTACTTTGAGAAAGACGTATACAGTGCCTGGTAACATGCACAACAGACCATTGGTTATTGAGATGCTAGACCCTAAGTCTAACAACTCTACCAAAATCTGGACACAGTATGCAGAGTGGGAATTCATGTGCCAATGGTACAAGGAGAAGAACAGAAACCTTTTATATGCGGAATCTAACAAAGGGCCATCTGATATGTACAACATGTCAGGAGCTACAGGTTTCCCTATCATTGAAGGTGCTGGTATTCGTCAGCAAATTTCTCCAGCTTATAAATTCTCTTACACTCAATTTTCAATTGACTGGTTAGAGGATGTGCTATTGAACTTATCTATTAATATCTTACCAGAAGATCAAAGACACTTTGTGGCCTTGACAGGTGAGAGAGGTATGGTTCAGTTCCACAGAGCTTTAGAAAACCATTCAGCTAGATTCCAACCATTAGATTCTAAAAGAATCACTGGTTCTGGACAAAATCTAGGATTCCAAGGACAATACAGAGAATTCATGGGACCTCAGGGTATCAAGTTTACTCTTATCCATTTACCTGAGTATGACAATCCTGTTTCTAACAGATTGCAACACCCAGATGGTGGTCCTGTAGAATCATACAGATATACAATCTTAAACTTCGGTACTCATAAAGGGAAACGAAATATTAGAAGAGTATATCCAAAAGGAAGAAAAGAGTTAATGTGGCATATTGCGGGATCTACATCTCCACTTGGGCCTAACATGTCATTCAGTAAAGGCGCTGCCTCTGCTGTTGATGGTTATGAATTACACTGTATGTGTAACCAGAGTGTGATTATAGAGAACCCTATGTCATGTGCTGAATTAATTTATTCAACACAACTCTAATAATAAATAACTAAAAGTTATAACGAATGACAGAGATAGAATTTAGAGATGAGGTGGTAACTGTAAAGCAATTTCGTAAGAATGGCTGGTTACCTGAGGGACATGATGGTGAATTTCGTTATACCCATTGTTTTGAGGAAATATTACCACAGGCAGATAGTTCAGGTTTTCCTGTAACAGGTTTGACGGAAGAAGATGAAAGACTCTTTGAAACCAAGCTCAACCTGCCTGCTGGTACACTTTCCAGATATAATAAAGACTATTGGGCATCTTACAGAATTAAGATTCACAAAGATGGTATGACACTTAATAAAAAGAATCCTAAGGAAGCTTTAACTATTAAGGTGTTAGAAGCACACCAACTTGTAGCTAACTCAGAGGCTGAAAAGAAAGATTCTCCTTTCGCGGAATATGTATTGACTAGTCAAGAACAAGAAGCAAAAGTAGAGAGTAAGAAAGTTCAGGAAAAGAGAAAAGCCTATAAGGTTTTTGGAGGCATGAATACAGAGGATATGGCAGCTTATCTGAAGGTAACTGGAAAGAGACCTTCTAAAGATGCATCAACTGATTGGTTGGAAGCTGAGATTGGTAAAATTATTGACGTAGATCCATTAGGGTTTGTTGCAGTAATGGAAGATCCAAATTTCAGAACCAAACTATTTATTGATAACTGTTTATCAGCAAATGCGTTGGTAAAGAGTGGCTCTAAGTACATGCTTAAAGGTGGTGACATCATTGGGTATTCTATAGAAGATACCATAGCATATTTAAAGGCCCCTGAAAATCAGGAGGTTTACATTACTCTTAAAAGTAAACTGGAAGTCTAAGATATGACAGTGCAAGAAATGCATGAACAATTTAAGATAGGGCTGGACAAAGTTGATTCTTTGTCTGTCCCTAACTTTCTTCCAGAGGAGGTAGACATCTTCCTAAACAATGCTCAAGAACAGTTCATTGAACAGAGAGCTTATGGGGGTAACCCAAAAAGACAAGGACTTGAGGAAACACAAAAAAGGTTAGATGATTTAAAAAACATTACAAAAAACTTTGATTCAGCTACATTCATTCAAAATAGCAATAATAAGCCTAATGGTAGTTTTGTAAACTTACCAACAGATTATAGACATGCTATGGAGGAAGAGGTAGAAGTTTCTTACGTAGACTGTAATAACAGTACAGTAATAACAAGACCAGAAGTAGATCCAACTACACATGACAGGTACAATAGAATTATTAAAGACCCATTTAATAAACCTGACAGGACTGTAGTTTATAGACTAGGATATGAAAGAGTTAACAATGTTGAAGCTTTTGAATTAGTACCCTCAGCTAATGAAACCTTAATTAGATATTATTTAAGGTACACTAGGGAACCAATCAGAATACAACAAGGCTCTATATATCAAACTCCTTTAGCAGATCAGGATTGTGAGCTGTCTAATCACACTCACAGAGAGATTGTGGCTATTGCTGTGAAAAACGCTCTTGAAGGCATTGAGTCTCCAAGATATCCGACTAATAAGAATGAATTAAATGAAATAGAATAATTATGCCAAATTTACAAAGAGTAGCGGTAGTAAGAAGACAAGAAAGGCTTACAGGTGGCGTAAACAATAATATCTATGTTCGTGCACAAGACTTTAATCCAGTAGTGGATTATTTAAATGGTCTTGGTTCACATGTACAAGATGCAATTGTAGCAACCTCTGTGAGTACTACTACAGACTTTGGTGGTCTTTTGGTAGGAGACTTACTAGTGCAAATCCCAGCAGCAGCAGGAACAACAGTTTTTGAAACAGTAGTAACTGCAGGTACTAAGCCTAGTGCAGCTGTAGTAGGTGATCTATACATTGTATTGAGATCCTAATAATTAATAATAACAAATTAAAATAGACAAAAATGTTTAAAGCAGATAATTTAACTAAACTTTTAATTGGTAAAGATATCGCTAGAACTGCTGGGATTCAGATTACTGACCCTGCAACAGGTGCTACTTATATAGCTGACGGTGAAATCCTTATCTTAGATCAAAATGATGCTCCTTTAACTCCTGGTGATACAACTCTTGAAAGTCCTACTATCAAGATTGTACAAGGAAGAGGTGCAGGCACAGATGGTCTAAAACCTTCAGTAGTTATTGATGGTAATAATATCATCAGTGTTACTGGTACATCATATAGAGCTCCAGTAGAGCAAGTATCTTATGTAGGATCTGATGGTGCTACAGGTGCGATTGATGTATTACCTTACAACGATTACAAACTAACAATTAATTACAAGCAAGACAAAGAAATGTGGTCAGAGCAGCTTAATAAGCGTGCTTTCTATTACACTACTGGTGCTTCAGATACTCAAGAAACTATTGTAGATGCGTTTATCGCACTTATTGAAGCTTCTGAATTTTATGAAGCTGCTGTAGTTAAGACTACTGATGGTGCTAACTTTGGTATTGAATTTACTGGTCAGCCTCTTGATTTTAAATTAGGAGACCGCGAGTATAACAAAATGCTATTTGATATCCAACTATCAGGCTTTGGTACTACTGACAACACTACACCAACACCTAGAGATCTAGGACAAGGGGTGTATGAGCAAATTGCTGAACATGAATGGTTTGCAAATGGGTTCTATGGTGTAATTAACAGAGTTCATCACCCTGCGCCAGAAGGTACTTCTGATGCTGTTGTAGGTGAGACTTACGATGTTATTGCCATTGAGTCTTTTGACACTTCTGAAAACTATCCAGTTTCAGGAACTAAACCTTCTAGAGTAATGACTCTACTTGTATTGCCAGATACAGCAGCTCAAACTGCAGATGTTTTGGCACAGTTGAATCCTTGGATTGCAACTACCAATAGAGCTTTTGCTGCGATTGCAGTGTAATTTAATAATGGGCAGGGTCTAACTCTGCCCTTATACTTTTCTCATGCTAGAACCCAAATTTAATGTATGTATTGATTCCTGTTGTGATGAGTTAACTTTTGTTGACTTAACAGGAGATTATAATAATAGTGACAACACAGGTGGTTGGGGATTCCCTAATGATGGTAGGGGAGATGTAACTGCTAGTGCGTTAAATATTACTGATCCTAACAATGTAGTGTATGCAATTGATATTACTACAGAAGTTCAAAATGATCAGGCAGTCACTGTATTACCTTCACAAATAGGCTTAGCTGCAGGTTCAGCTATTCCAGATGGTGTATATTACATTGAGTGGACTATCACTACAGCCAGTAGCTATAGTACACCGAAGTCCTTTTTCTTTTACTGTAACACAGCTACAGCTGTTAATAATTTAATAGCTACTCTAGATATAGATTGTGGTTGTGATCCATGTGCAGGAAAACCAAATAATGAATTGGATAAAGCATTACTAGCTTGGACATATTTACTAGCTTTAAAAGCAGCAGCTTGCTGTGGTAAAGTAGATAAATTCCAAGACCTAATAGATATTATAGACAGACTAACTGACCCAGAGCAGTGTAAAAATTGTTAATTTTATGTGTAATTGTACTTCATGTTGCAGTAGAGGTCCTCAAGGACCAATTGGTTTTGGTTGGACATCAGGAAATGGTGTTCCAGTAGCAGCTCCAACTAACAATCAAATTTTTTATGTAGACCTAGATACTAATGATGTATATGAATACATAGGAGCTACTTGGACTCTTATAGGTAATCTAGGTGTAGGAGTTAATAACTCATTTAACCTATTACTTCCAAGTGCTACAGACGGTGTAGCTAATCCAGGGCATTCCTTATTAGGAGGAGATGCAGCAGCAGGTACTGCAGATGATATGGGTGTATGGCTAGATAGAAACAACTGTTCAGAAGATGTTGTTATATCATTTACTAGCCCACCAGATCCTAGCTTTGTTATGGGTGAAATAGGAGGTCCTACAGCGGCTACTTTAACTATTCCTGGTACAGAGTCTACCCCAGGTGTTAATAATGCCTTACAGATAAGCTGGACAGGTGGAGCACTTGCAGTAGGTACTTATACTTTTACTCTTACTTTTACAACTGCTACTTGTGGAACAAGGACTCAAGACATTGAATTAGTGTTAACTTAATAATTAAAAACTTATGTGTGATTGCAACAGTACATGTTTACCAGTAGGCCCAACAGGTGCCACAGGAGCTACAGGAGCAACTGGTGCTACAGGTCCAACAGGTCCTGCAGGTGCAGATGGTTCTGATGGTGTAGTATTTGAACACTTTGATCTACAGGCTGTAGATATCTCTTGGGTAAATGGTGTAGATACTGTAGTTACAGGTATGAGTCATACCCTTACAGGGGTTAATGGTGAATACGCTGTAATGATTAATCTACTTGACACTTATGATCCAGATGCTAGTGGTAACATCAAATTATTCGTAAGTGGTGTTGAAGTAGCCAACTGGGGACCTTCAGTACAAGGAACTTTATCAGCGCCTTTTTATACTACAGACAGTTTTGTATATAAAGGAACTGTTACTAATGGTCAAACCATTGAAGTTAAAGTCTTAAAGAACAATGCTAATAACATTAGCACTAAGCAGTTCTCTTGGATGATTTTTAAAATAGCATAATGATTAAATTACCTAAACAAAATTTTGATGTTAGATTACAGCTCATTGGCTGCTGTCTTGCTGAAAAGGCGACAGTAATCAGGAATAAACAAAGGTTTGGGACTGCATGTGTAGAGGAGATTAAATTATTTGAATATTTTATTATTTTATTAGAAGTACTTAAATGTTATACTGTAGATGATACTTTAACTACAGCAGAACAAGATGACATTAACATCTTTGATACATGTGTATTAGATGATGTATTTGAAAAGTTTGCAGAATATTGTGATATATGCTTCCCATTACCAGAAGCAGAATTAGAAACTTGTTAATATGAAATTTTTAAACAGCACAAAGAAAACCAGATTTAAATTAGCTTTAGGGGTTATTGTATTCCTAGGGTTTCTAGCTATGGCAGGTGTAAAAGAAGATATGGAAGGATTAGCTTCTACTTGTGTAGCAGGTATTCTATCTATAGGTACAGGTTATATTTTTGGAGATTCTTTTAGAAAATCAGATAAAGATGACATTCAAGGAGGCAGCGAGTAAGTATGCTCCTCACTTAGCAATACTTGGAATAGCTTTAATATTAAATTATTATCAAGTAGGGGATAATACACAGAATATAAAGAATAACGAGAAAGCTCACAAAGAAGAAATTAAAACGCTAACAGAAAAATTTGATAAGGAAATTAAACTCCTTAAAGAAGAGTTAGCAACAGAACACGAATTACAAGCTCAAAGAAGCGATAAGAGATACTCTAGAGCTATGGAGATAGGTAAGGACCATGAAAGTAGATTGAGGACCTTAGAGAAGAGCTTAGAGTATATAAAAGGAAAAGAAGGATATTAATGGAAACACTTAGAGGAGGAATATTGAGTTACGCTTATGACTTTATAGGTCAAGAAGAGAAGAAAGGTAACATGGGCTTCAAAGATGCAGATTTTGAGGATAAGATGGACTCTGTAGGTTTCCAAGATGGTTATGCGTGGTGCTGTCTATTTACAGAATTATGTTGGGTATTAGCCTATAAAGACTTTAATAAGTCTACTGAAATAATTGATGAAGAGTTCTCTGCAGGAACTGTAAGAACCTTTAGACACTTTAAAAGTCTTGGTTGGACATCTAAGACTCCAGAACCAGGAGATGTTGTTATATGGCAAACATATAGAGATGGTAAAGCAAAAACAACAGGGCATGCAGCTATTGTTGCAGAAGTGTTAGATAATGGTTATATTAAAACCATTGAAGGTAATACTAATGCTAGAGGTGGTAGAGAAGGCTATACTGTAGCAGAAAAGAAAAGAAAAATAGATTTTAAGAAAAATCATGGCCTAAGAATGTTAGGCTTTATTAAACCTAATTAATGGTATATAAGGATTTCATAGCAGGTGTAGTGGTAGGAGCTATTTGCGTATTCTTGTTTAAAGGATGTGAAGAGAATAGGATTATCGAAAAACCTTGTCCTGAAGGAGAGTATCATGTGTTAAATCAAACTACTGATACTACTACTTATTATAATTATAAGACTGTTACAGATACTGTGCCTTTTTATGATTCTATAGAAGTAGAAACTCCTGTGTTTGTAACAATCCCTGTATACGACACTATAACTCAATTAAATGTATATGACAATCCTTATGAGGATTCTCTAATTGTAGGAACTATTCACTCTAAAGTAGATGGTGTACTCGTAGATCAGAAACTTACTTATGTGCCTAAATTTCCTAAGTATATATTGAAAACAGATTCTATTTTTGTAGATAGAATTGTTACTAACACTACAGAACTAGTACTTAAAACTAGACAAGCATACCTAGGTTTAGAAGTTGGTGGTGGGAATAATACTTTTAATATCTCCCCAGCAATAAGCTTTAAGGATAAGAAAGATAATTTATTCTCCTATAGATATGGACTCATTGATGGTACACATAATGTAGGATTTAAGAAACTAATAAAATTTAAGTAATGAGCCAAAACAGAGGAGGAGTAACAACTTCAAACGATAAAAGAAATCTCATACTACATCAAATGGTTGCTGCAGCTGGTGCTGGGGCTACTGAAGCTACTCAATTATTGATATTGGCAGAACTTGCCAAAGACTTTGATTTTGAAGTTAAATGTGTTAGAGATATCACAACAGGTATTATCTATCTCATGAGAATGCAAAAAGATGAGACAGATGATACTATAACTATAGATTATGTAGACGCTACTGGAACAGTAGTGATACCACCAGTTCCTGGAGATCTAAGGGTATGTGATACTACAGCAATCTTGACTTCAATCCTAACAGAACTAGAGCTTAAAGCAGACCTAACAGAAACTCAACCAGTATCCTTAGCTACAACTGCTAGGACTCAAGCTATTGCTAGAAGAACTGATACTACAGGCTCTCCAATTGCAGCAGGTGCTAGAAGCATCACTGTATTTAATGCAGGAGCAGCAGATGGAGATATTCTAGGAGGAACTAATAATATTAAGCCAGGAGAATCTTTTAGCTTTGTAGCAGGAGGTGAAGAAGATACCTTAGCAGCATTTGCCTATGATGGCACAGGAACAGAATTAGTAATTATAACTATAGTATAAGATGAGTACAGCTAATAGCAATATATCAAGGTATTTACCTATTGACGAATTCAATGCAGCTATTGGAGCTGCTTCTCCCAGTGCAGGGAATGTATTTGCTACTATAGCAGATCTTTCTGGAGGTGATACTTTATATACTGCTAATGACACTATAGGAGCAGCTAGAATAGCCACTATTACAGACAGTATAACATTTAGTAAAGGAGGCATTGCTTCAGGAACAACTGCAGTATTTAATATTGTATCTGATACTGATGGTGATCTACTGTTTATTGAGAATCAAAATAGAGATGCTTTTAAAAATGTATTAACTCTTAATGATCCTGTAAGTGGTGATACTGATCTACTACTTAATTCTAGGAATGGAACTACAACTTTTAGACTTGTCACTAATGATGCAAATGGCTTTGCTTTTTATTCTGATGATGGTATTAGTGGAGCAGGAGTTGAAGGTCTTGGAACTGTTTCAGATTTCTCCTTTAATGTTTCTGCTATTAGACCATTCTCTGTAGGAGGTACTACAATAGGTACTACCACAAGGCCTTTTAATGACATGTACTTAACTTCTGGTGGGTATGATTTTATCCAAACAGCTAATGGAGCTTCTAATATTGAATTCCAATTAGGTAATACTAGAAATGATGGTGTTAATAATAAATCAGCATTTATACTTACCTCTACTGTAGATTATACTTCAAGCCATTACCTATCTGCAGGAATAGTCGCAACAACTTATTTTACAGTTGCTGGTAAAGGAGCTATAGGAATTAACTTAGGTGGATCAGCTGCATTAGCAGTATCTCCAGATGCTATGATACATGCTAAAGGTACAGGAGCAACATCTGCAACTTCACAATTATTATTACAAAACAGCACTAGCACAACCTCTATAGAAATATTTAATGATAATAGAATTGCAGTAGGGCCAGTAATTGTTCAAAATGGACAATTTCAAATTAAAGGAGCAGATAGTTTAAATACTACATATGCTTTATATGTTGAATCTTCAGGAAATCTTCCTGCTCTTAAAGTCAGTAATGCTCGTAATGTAGGTGTTGGTTCAGGACATACCTCTGGTACAAGTATTGATTCAGCATTACATGCGAAGTACTTATCAGGAGAAGGAATTATTAGTGAAGCAAGTGCAGGAAGTATTGATGCCACTATTAGAGCACATCAATCTTCATCTGATCAAAAGGCTGCTATTATTGAATCTAAAAATTCAGATGCAGATATTTATCAATTAATCTCTTATGGTAGAAATCATCCTATAAATCCTGATTTAGGAGGAATTAGATGGGGACAAGGTAATTTATCTTTCTTTTTTGGGAATACAGAAATAGGGGTTGTACAATCTAATGGAGTGTTTGATGCTTCAACATGTACTATTGCTGAGATTAATGCTGCAGCAGTTACAGCCTTAACTACAAGAGAGTATATTGAAGGAAGGACGTTATTTACTAAGTCAGGAAGAGTAGTTAACGCTACTTTTACAGGAAATCCAAAAACAGCAACAGTAACTTTTGGTACTGCTTTTGCTGATGCTGATTATTCAATATCTGTTATATGTGAAACTATAAACGATACTTCTTATGTCCCTATAGTTGAATCTGTAGCTGCAGGTTCTTTTATAATTAATATGGGAGTAAATAATATTAACGATTTAACGGAAGTTCATTGGACTGCCACTAAACACGGAGAAACTTCATAATTATGGGTAAATTAATAATAGATAGTGTAGAACAAGAAAATCCAGCACAATGGTTTCCACCTGAAATTAACTTAGGAGAAGGAGCCACTTCAGGAGTAAGTATTTTAAGAGCTTTAGGAGGAGGACTTCAATGGTCTTTTGATAGTTCTTCTGATGATGAGTGGAGTGTTAATAAGCTTCTAAGGAATGCAGGTGTAGATTATGATGGTTCTGATCTTCAAATTAAAATTAGATACCAATTGTCTAGTAATGGTGGAGGTACTGATAATGTAAAACTTAATTTACAATATCAACTTGTTACAATAGGAGATGATACTGATGGTTTAGGTACTACTATTAATGAAACTATTGATGTTAGTTCAGAAGTTTCAGGACAGATTTATGAACATACTTTTGGAACAAATTTAACAGGAGGAGTTCTAGGAGATGACGAATTAATGTTCAGTATAGAAAGAAACTCTACAGGAGCAGGTGCAGACAGTTATGGTGGAAATGTTTGGGTAATAGGAATAGAAATATTAAAAGTATAATTATGGGAGTTCAAGTATCAAATAAAAGTATAATATTAACAGATGCAGACGGAGTGAGGTATGTTCTTACTATAAGTAAAAGAGGAAAAGTAAAGGCTATGAAGGAAATTCCTGATGGTCAAGATATTGCTAGAGTTAATTATGAAGAAAATAAAGGTATTCTTGAAGAGGCTTGGTCTGCAGGTCTTACAGAAAGAGCTGTAGAAATTGCAGGAGGAGTACCTTCTCAGGCAAATATAGATCAAGCAACTGCTGAATTTCAAGACTATGCAGAACTAAAAGAAGCTGCAATTCAAGCTTTTAAGATGGGTAAAAAAGCTACTTTGCAAAATATTTGGGCTGATCCAATAGATAATACTTTCAGCCAAGGAGTAATTGATCTAGTAACTCCTATATTAAGTCAACCTATTTAATAAAAAAGAAAATGATACAAGTAAATGCAATATTACATATTGGTGGAGTAGCTGTTGCTTCAGGAGCTGTTGTTACATGTGATTTCACAAGTAAGAGATTACCTTCTGATGGGGCTGGGAATGTGGCCACATATGCAGTTGAATATGGATTATACGTTAGTAGAACACATCAACAGTGGAAAGATGATTCTGGTATAGTACTTCCTTTAGTTGATGAATTTAATCTTAATTATAAGAAAGATGATTTAACTAAAATAGAATTTGACGCATTAAATAACACTACTGCCCTAACAATTCTTAAGGATCATCTTGAGACTTTTGTAGGTGTAGGTAATTGTACTATTATTGATCCTGAGTTATAATGAGAATTATAACATTAGATAACGTAAGAGAAGAGCTTGAGAAGGGTGGAGTCATCCAGAAAGAGCGCTTATATCATCCTACAAATAAATGGAGAAAATATAAACTCCTAAAAGATGTTAATATAAAACTATCTAATAATACAGTAATAGTTATCCCTAAGGATTTTGAATGGGACTTAAGTAGTACTCCTAGAGCTTTGTGGTGGTTACTTCCACCAGATGGTGATTTTGAGATAGCTGCTTTGGTACATGATTATCTATATAGGAGTTTAATTTATAATAGAAAGTTTGCTGACAAAGAAATGCTCTTATGGTCAGAAGCTACTAATAACAGAAAGAAGTGGTTTATAGTAGATAACCATATTAGATACGCAGGCTGTAGAGCTTTTGGGTGGATAATTTATAATAGAAATCAAAAAAATAAAGAATGATGTGGGAGAATGCAGGGGTAATAGGTTCATTAGTAATATCATTATTGGCATTAGCAGGGACTTTTTATGCAGTAAAAATTAAAGTAGCTGTTATGGAAAATGAAATAACCAATATAAAAGAAGAAAATAAGACTCTTCATAATAGAATTGACGCAAGTAAAAAAGAAGCTGTGACTAAAACAGAGAAGCTAGCAGAAGAAGTGTCAGAGATTAAAGCTGACATGGCTACATTAAAAGTTCAGATGGCAGAAAACAAAACAGAAATCATTGCTGAGATCCATAAACTCAAAAAATAATAGCTAAAATATTTGCAATTCTCAATAATTTTTAGTACCTTTGTACAGATTTAAAATTTTATTATGAAGAAAGAAAATATTAAAGCGTTTTTAATTAACAACCCTGGATATAAGAAGTGGGGTAAGGCAAAGTTAGCATCTAAATTTAATGTACCTTTGTCAACTATAGAAGAAATTAAGTCAGAATTAACTGACAAAGTTATAATTAGTACAGGAGAAAAGCCAGCAGACTCTGATCCTTTATATAAAGAGTTCTTAGAGTATAAAAATCAAAGAGCAATTGCTAAGGTAGAAACTAAAAAAGAGTTGCTTAAAGGGCTTCCTAAGCCTTATGAAGGTAATCCTGATAATATATTAGTAATAGGAGATCTACATGAACCATTCACATTAGAGGGTTATTTAGAGTTTTGTAGATTTCAACAAGAAAGATTTGATTGTGGTACAGTAATATTCATTGGTGATGTTATTGATAATCACTTTTCATCATATCATGAGTCAGATCCTGATGGTTATTCAGCAGGAGAAGAGTTAGAAAGAGCTATTGATAAGATATCCAAATGGTACAAAGTGTTTCCTGAAGCAACAGTACTTATTGGTAATCATGACAGAATGGCTTATAGAAAAGCTCAATCTGCAGGTTTATCTAAGAAATGGGTAAGAGCATATGATGAAGTACTAGGTACTCCAGGATGGGAATTCCTAGAAGAAATTGAGTTGTTTGGTATCAACTTTAATCATGGTGAAGGTGGAACTGCTAGAACCAAAATGAAGAATGAGTTACAGTCACAAGTACAAGGACATACACATACACAATCTTATGTTGAGTTTGCTGTAGGTTCTAACTTTAAGATATTTGGCATGCAAGTAGGATGTGGTATTGATAGAACATCTTATGCAATGGCTTATGGTAAACGATTTAAAAAACCAGTTATATCTTGTGGGGTAGTACTTGATAAAGGCACACTACCATTAGTGCTTCCTATGACACTAAAATAAGATAAATGGTTACAAAGAATCACTTAGTATTTGACATTCTAAACACTGTAAGAGGTGGTAAACAATCTGATGATGAAAATATCTCATTAAGACAGGTAGGGTTTTGGGTAGACAATACCAGATCTTTACTTATTAGGAGAGACTTAGAAAAGAATAGGTCTGTTAATCCTGATCTTGTACAGACTTTAGGGTGTTTAGAAGTGGTTCCTGTGGATGCTTCAGAGTGTAATTGTTATGCAGCTGGTTGTACAATCTTAAGGACTGTAAAGAAGATACCAAACACAATAGAGCTTCATAATAAAAATCTAATAACAAGAGTAGGACCTGCTATCGTGGGTTCTACTCCTTTTAGTTTTATCCCTTATAGTAGAGCTCAATTTGCTGGTAACAATAGATTTACTAAGCATATCCCAAAAGCTTTTCTGCATAATGAATATATCTATATTATAGCAGATTCTGATGTTGTAAATACAATAGAACTTATTTCTTTAGATGGTGTGTTCCAATATCCAGAGGAAGTTGCAGAGTTTTGCACTTGTGAAGGGGAACCTTGTTACACTGAGGATACTCTTTATCCTGTTAGTGCATGGATGATAGAACCTCTTAAAGAGATGATATTTAATACTAATATAAGATTGGCTGCACAAGCCCCTACAGATGATACTGGGAATGCAGATCATGATACTCAACCAAATGTAACTAAGTAATGCCAGCATTAGAGAAATCAGATAACACATTAGCAAGCATCTATTCATTATATACTGATGAAGTATTAGAAGGCTTACAAGTAAACTATAAAGTATACTCAGAGATACTTAATGACTTTAATAAAGAACTTGTTAAAACTCTTTTATACGACTCTGCAGAAGTAAAATTCCCATGTAATCTAGGGTCTCTTAGGGTTAGAAAGAGAAAGATTAATCTAAAGAAACCTAATAAGCTTAGCCCTGATTGGAAAGCAACTAAGGACTTATGGGAAGAAAATGAAGAAGCTAAGCTTAATAAACAGCTTGTGTATCATTTAAATGATCACAGAAATGGGTATAAGTATAAACTATACTGGGACAAATCAATTGCAAGAGTAAAGAATAAAACAGTATATTACTTTAAACCTGCAAGGGATCTATCTAGAGAATTAGCGTATATCCTTAAAAACGAATTTGAAATCGACTATTACTTATAATTATGCTAGGCCAATACATATCAGTTAAACAAATCATAGAAGAATTATATGCAGATAATGGATATACTTACAACCCTGTATATGAAGATTTAATTAGATGGTCTGTAGACGCCTTAAACTTAATTGGTCACCCTTTACAATATAGAAGAAGAGTTACTGGTCCTGGTGATAATCCTGATCTAGAGATTAAAGACTTCAAAGCTAAGCTTCCTTGTAATCTACATAGGATTGAGCAGATCTCTGTTAATGGCTTTGCAGCTAGATATTCAGGAGATTCCTTCCACCACCTTCTAAGTGGTGAATGTTGTACAGGTGAAAACACTACTTCAGGTATTTCTAATGTAGGTCCTGTAAGTGGGGCTATCTCTACAGGTTTTTATATTGATGGTTTTGGTAATGAATTTGATGCAGGTAGGTTTAGTAGCTTACCATGTGTAGATATAACCTATGATATTAATGCAGACTGCTTAACCTTATCTCAAAAAGAAGGTAGTGTTTGTATTGCTTATTTAGAATTCCCTGTAGATGAAGAAGGATTACCTTTAATACCTGATATGGTTTCTTATAAAGAAGCTGTTAAAAAGTATCTAAGTATGAAACTTGATTATATAGAGTGGAGAAAACAACCTGCTAGTCAAGGGAAAAGATTGTTATACGATGATTCTAAACAAGAATGGGCATGGTATGTTGGTAAAGCTGCTAATAAAGCTAAACTACATTCTGTGGATCAGTTAGAATCTATCAAGAATCAAATGCTTAGGACTTACCAAAGCTATAATCATCACAAAGCAGGATTCAAAAATCTTGGTCAACAACAAAGAAGAAGAATTAAATAATGCCTAAAGCTACTGTAAATACTTTTGAAGGGGGGATGAATAAGGATCTCTCTAAGGTTGTTCATACAAAGAATACTACTCTTGATAGTGTCAATTTTAGACCTGTCACAGATGAGGAGGGTATAGCTACAGGTGGTTTAGTCAATATAGAAGGTAATGACTTGTCCTTTACAATACCTCAAACTATGGAGGTATTTGAATTTCAAACTGATTTTACTGATCCTTTTCCAGCCAATGTTAATATAGAGATTACTGTGGGTACTACTACCCATAATGAAGTATTAGCAGTTGATGGTATAGACAATTCTACTTATAGAGATTCTTTAGTAGATGCTATTAATACCAATCTAGATTTCAATGCTATTGGTATTGTAGCTTATGCTAGTGAGAGTGATATGATTGTTATTACTACTACTACAATATCTTCTACATTCTCAGTAACTCTATTAAGCCCTGAATTAATTGGTTTATCTTCTTCAGTAGCTCCACAATCAGGTTTACAAATCATAGGCTGGTCTGCCCTAAGAGATGATATAGTATTATTTACTACTAATGATGATACTGCAGTAGGTGGCCCTGGTCAAATATGGAGATTGGTTATAGACCCTATAACTAGAAATACTACACTTACCCTAGTGTATAATAACAATATTAACTTCACTATACTACATCCTATAGAAGCATTAGCTAGATATGAAACAGCTGAGATTCAAAAGGTGTATTGGACTGATAACTTTAATAAGGTAAGGTTTTTAAACATTAGTGATAGTAATGCATTTGGTACTCCTATAGAGAACTTAGATTTATTACCTGTAATAGATCACTCAGTAGCTGTCTTACAAGAGATAACTACAGGAGGTTCTTTAATTACTGGAGTGTATCAGTATGCCTATAGACTAAGAGCTTCAAGTGGTGGTGAAACATCATTCTCAAGACTATCTAGAATAATTCCTATTAATCCTTATCCTGAGACTACAACCAACTATTGGGAGTATGTAGGGGGTGATAGTGAACAAACCACAGGGAAAGCTGTACAAATGAAGATTGAAAATCTAGATACAGACTTTGACTTTGTTGAGATAGTAGCTTTGTATAAGAAAGATGAGTTTACAGAACCTACTGTAACTGCTTTATTTACTGAGAATATCCCTGCTAATGGTGAGTTAACCTTTACACATACAGGCTCTGAGCAGAATGCTATAGAGTTAACTGTTGATGAATTCAGGTTAGCCACCACCACTTTTACACATGCTAAGACATTAGCTGCAAAGGATAACAGATTGTTTGTAGGGAATGTTAGGAATGAAGCTATAGATATAGGTGACTATGATACTAGAGCTTATGGTTTTGATGGTGCAGGAAGTTTTAGCGTTGATGGGGTAGTAAGGACTTCAGCTCAATTTGGAGATGTAGAAGAGACTGATGATGCTATTAATGATGACTTTGATGTATACAAGTTTAAGGATGGAGGGTTTTTGTATGGAGGTACAGGGCCTAATATATCCTTTGAGATAAAAACTAGGACTTTAAAAGCTGACCAAAAGATATTATTTACTGATGGTTCTGAGTATGAAGGGTTACCTATGAGAACTGTAGGGGCTAATACTACTACAGATATAGACTTAAGTGAAGGTAGAACCTACCCACAGTCTGCTGTATTCCCTGATGGTATGCGTAATCCCCACATGTTTGATCTACTTAGGGGTTACATGAGAGATGAAACTTATAGGTTTGCTATAGTATTTTTAGATAAACAAGGTAATCCTGGCTTTGCCAATTGGATTGCTGATGTTAAAATACCCCCAGTATTTGATTCACGTAGATCTGTATATGGTACTGATGACTATATTAATGGATCATTTGATGGTAAAACTATTAGACAGGCTTCTCCTGATACTAGTTTCTCTATTAATTATGAGATGAATATTCCTTATGTAGAGTTTGATGTGACTCTTACACAGGACTTAAAAGATAAGATTTCAGGATATACTATTGTAAGAGTAGATAGAACTGATGCAGATAAAACTATTGTAGGGCAAGGTTTAGCCTTTCCTATTGGGGCTAAGATTGATATTGATGAAGCAGGAGGTGTAGATGTGTCTAGTACTATTAATGATTTAGAGACTCTTACTACTTATATGTTTGCAGGTAGTAATCATAGAGATCAAAATACGCCTTTAACTACTTTAACTGACCCTAGAGGAGGTACTCCAGCTAGTGCTTCTATTGCAGCAGAAACAAAGGATTTAAGTTATATGACTATTCAGTTTCCAGATCATATGTTAACTGATAATATTGATTTTAAAACAGGAGATAAAATTAAAACAGTAGATGTATTAGGATGTGATAATGCTATTATAACTGATAGTAATGCTACATTCCCTTATACTCCTACTACAATAGCTGTAAGTGGTATATTAGATGATAACTATAGACCTACTCCTGCAGCTAGTACTGAAGATGAATATAGTATAAATATCAGAAAAGTATATAAAGAGAGTGCTGGAGGTAACCTTTATGGACAAGCTCCTACTGCTTTTGTAGACCCTGCTGATAATGAGGTTAGGTTTATAGGAGAATTCTTTAAAGTTCCTAGAAGAGGAGCTGTAGTACTTCCTGATGGAACAGAATTTAGAAATGAAACTTCACAGGTATTTAGGACTTCCACGCCTACGCCTATTAATGGTGCTTATGGTGAGAAGACTATTCTAGTAAGAATGTATGATGATGACGTATTCACTACCCCTACAGGTATACATACGTATGTGGGTTCTGGTGGTTTGAATGGGGCTACTTGGAAATACAATCAATACATTGTAAACTATGTAAGAGATTTGGTTGCTCAATATGGTGGTAATACTTATGCACAAAGAGCCAACAACATATATATAGGAACAGGTAATTTTATTGCTGTTAATGATGATAGTTCCCTAAGCAGTACATTTGATGTACAAGGTGGTGATATATCTATGGGTGTATTTGATACACAGAAGTTTATTAAGATATGGGATACTACTTTAGCTTTAGATGTAGAACATACTAAAATGGCTCAAGTATATGGCTTTCCTGTAGAGTCTCCTATTAATGTAGACTTAAGAACTGACAAGTATCCATTTGCTAATGGTCTATTAGATGATGGTACTAATAGTACTACTGATGGTAATAACCAAACATTAACAGGAACTATAGATTTAGGTGAAGACTTTGAGTATAATAAAGTATATTCTTTAGCGGATAATACTATTTCATATTTCTCTAAACCTTTAGAGTTTATACTGAACAATGAATTTGATACTAGGATATATGCCTCAGATATTAAGTTTAATGGTGAGTCTACAGACAGCTGGACATTCTTTAGGGTTAATAATTTCCTTGACTTAGAAGGGTTATATGGACCTTTAAATAAACTATCTATATTAAATGACTCTATGATTACCTTTCAGGATTGTGCAGTCTCTATGGTTGCTATTAATCCTAGAGCTGTAGTACAAGGTTCTGATGGTATTAACCTAGAGTTAGGAGAAGGGAATGTATTACATGACTTTACCTACGCTTCAACCTCTATAGGATGTAAACATCAATGGGGTATTGTGACTGGTAAGAAATCTTTATACTGGTTAGACATTAACACTAATAAGTTTTATAGATTCACAGGATCAGGTATAGAACCTTTATCAGATATTAAAGGATTATACTCACACTTCAATGATACTTTAAAGTGGGAAGTAAGGCTTCCTGATGCTGCTGATGGTGATAATCCTCTTATTGGTAGAGGTATTACAGGTTATTATGATAGTGTTAATAATGAAGCAGTACTTACTTTTGTAGGAACAACTGTGCCACAAGTGTTTAATATAGGTTCAACATACCAAGTAGGTGATCTAGTAGTAGATGGGTTTGATACTTATGAGGTAACTACAGCTTTTACAGCTACAGCGTTAAACTTAAAAGCTAATGCTAATATTATATTTAATGGGTTTACAGTAGCCTTTAATGAGTTTGGTGATGCCTTTACTTCTTTCTATGATCAGAAGAGTGTGATATACCCACACAATAAGCGTCATATCTTCTCTCCTAATCACTTAGATAGAGTAAGTGTATACCAACATAACATTGGAGATAGATGTTCCTTCTATGGGACTGTATATGATTCTAGTCTTAAGTTTATAACTAATGACTTACCATTAAACACAAAGACTTTTGATAACATTGCATGGCATAGTGAAGTAACTACTCCTACAGGTGTTAGTATAGATGATACTTTAGATACTATTACTTTTAACACAGACTACCAAGAGACAGGTTTACAAACCCTTACAATAGGTACTAATGTTAAAAGAAAGGAAAGAACATGGCAAATGGCTGTTCCTAGATCTACAACTAATAGAGAAAGGCTTAGAGATAAGTATATGGAGGTAGAAGCAACCTATGATAATACAGCTAATAATAGAATGGTATTACATTACGCTGTAAATTCCTTTAGACCTTCCTTTAGATAAGGGCTGTCTAATATAAAGTATTACGTTAAAAATTTGGTTATTTAAAAAATAATTAGTATATTTGTATAAATTATGGCTCAGACTGTTAAACAATACTTACCTGAATATAATCTTGGAGGTGATATCCTTGCAGGAGGAGCAGGTGTACTAGGGGGTGCATTAGGTACTATCCCTGGTGTAGGAGGTATGCTTCAAAAAGGAGTGTATGGATTACATGGAGCTATAGATAAAAGCTTGTCTCCTAGTGAGTTAGCAGCTAGAGGTTTTGGCCAAGCAGCAGGAGGTATTGCTACAGGAGCTGCTACAGGTAATGTACAAGGAGCTATCAAGCAAGGAGCTAGAGGATTACAACAAGGTATAGGAGCTACTGAAGGTTTTAATGGTAATGTACAAACAGTTGCTGATCCTATATTAGGTATGGCAGGACAGATGTCAGGGTTTATGAATTTTCAAAATGGTGGGCCTATTGAACCTCCAGCAACTAGACAAGACAGTTTAAATCTATTACAAAGAGAACAAGAAGTTGCAGAATATTTTAAAGATTATAATCCTTATAAAAGAGGTAAAGCTGTTGCTCCTGAAAACTACTTAGATTATTTAGAAGCTGCTAATAGAGAGGTAGCTATTAAAGAACAAGAAAAAGAAAACACACATTTCATAAACCAAAAAGGTTATGGAGTGCCTCAAGGTGTTTTAGGAAGGTCTCAATATAGAAAACAAATCACACCTGAGACTTTTTCTCAAAGAGACTTGCAACACAATGTAGTAGATATTAGTGCGCCTATTCCTTTATACGATACTAGGATTACACCCACCTCTCATCAACAGTTAATAGACCCTGAGGGAAAAGACTTAGTAGATTTATTTAGATATGATCCATTGGCTATTACTCCTTGGGATATGCTAGATGAAAGTCAACAAGAAGAAAGACTTAAAAAATATGGTAAAGCAGGTACACCTTTTGATACTGGGTCTACCTTTGAAACTAAAGGGACTAAACCTAAAAGTGAATCTTCATTAGCTAGACAAGCTAAAAGAGATGCTTTAACCACTGTTATGAAAGATGCAGGGTTTACAGGATACAAAGCAAGAGAAGTATTAAAAGAAGGCAGTGAAGCTAATAAAGCGTGGAGGAAATTTCAACAAGAAAATATTACTCCTTTAAAAGAACAATTCTCAACACCAGAGATTGACACACCACCTACCCCTGAAAAATCTGTTAGAAAAGATTTAGAGAAGTTTAAAAGAACTAGTCCAGCATTTCCTACTTATAAAACAAAGGTAGATTCTAATAGAGTGTTAACAGGCTATGATCAATCAGGAAGACCTGTATATGAAGATGTTCAAAAAAGAATCAGACCAGAAGATTTTAAATCCGCTGCTGCAAAAGATTACTTTGCTTATGGCGGTAAACTTTGTAGATTAGAACATGGTGGGCCTGTCTATGAAGCTGAAGGTGGAGAAGTTGTAGATGGTGGTATCCCTACTGCTTATGCAGGAGGACAGATATCTCCTAACTCTCAAGACTCAGCTAAGATAAATGGCAACTCTCATGCACAAGGAGGAGTACAAATGTCAGGGGGAGAAAGAGTATTCTCTGATAAACTGTATGTAGATAAAAACTTACTAAAAGACTTAGAACTATAATTATGGCTAATAAGAAAAAAACATATGCAGATATAGCTGACAAGCTAACTAAAGCAATTGGCAAACATGAGGAAGCCATGAAGTCTGGTGATAAATTTGCTAAAGCCACTGCAGAGAAGATGTTACCTAGGTTACAGTCTAAGCTAGATAAATTATTTCAAGCACAAGAAGATGGTAAACAAGCAGCTTTTCAAAAAGAACAAGCTAAGCTAATGGAGAAGTTTGGTATGGGAGGTAATCTTGAATATCAAAATGGTGGACAATTACCACCAGCATCTATGGTTGACTACAAGAAATTCCAAGGTAAATCTCATCACCTTGATCCAGACATAAAATATTTAAACCCTGAAGATAGCACTGTTTCATTACACCCTTACTTTACTATAGGGGATAGGTTGAGAAATACTTTCACTCCTAAAAGACAAACAGTTAAACCTAAAAGAGGTACTAACTTCTTTGAGCATGGTGGATATACTTATCAAGAAGGTGGTGGTACACCCCCTACATTTGAAGAGTTCTTACAAAGCAGACCTGACTTAGCAAACTTTCCTGAATCAGCAAGAGAACAAGTATATAAACAACACTTAACTAATCAAGGGTTTCAAGCTCCAGAAGTTGTAGGTGCATATAATCCAGAGGCCTTCTATGAGAATAGAGGAATGACTCCTAGGGTAGATACCCAATACACTAGAAATGTTGCAGGAGATACAGCCTATGCAGATGAGCAAGGCAGACTAGTATCTAATATGGATTCACAAACACTAAACTTTCAAGGACAAGAACCAACAGGAACACCTAATGACGTTACTCCAAAAACTGAAACTGATTACTCTTCGTATACTGCATCTCCTTATGCAAATACTACGACAGATGACACTGTAGGTGGAGGTAATAAGTTTGGTGACTTTTTATATGGTGCTGCTACTGCAGCTCCTACTGCTTATAACATATTCCAAGGTTTAAGAAAACCACAAGAGTTACAGTCTAGGGATTTCTATAATCCTTATGAAGGTAAGGCATTAGACTTAATGTCAAACATGAAATATAATATTGATCCTCAGTTACAAGCTAATAGAAGAGGGTTTAATCAAATGAGTAGGAATATTGCTGGGGCTTCAGGTGGAGCTGCAGGATCTTACTTAGCCAATATAGGAGCTGCACAAGGGAGAAAACAGGCAGCAGATGCACAAGCCTATGGTACAAAGCAGAACATTGAAAACCAGTATAGAGGAGCGTTAGCTAATGCTTATGGTACTTTTGGTCAACAAAGAGCTGCTACTGATCTTAGTATACAAGATATCAATGATAGAAATAGAGCTGCTAAGCAGCAGATGTTAAGCTCTGGTCTTACAGGAGTTTCACAGCTAGCACAGCAGAATAGATATATGAGCAACCTTAGTGAAGCTGATAAAATAAGAGCTAAGACTCTACAAGGTATGTATGGTGGTTATGGTTACTATACAGACTCTTCTTCAGGCAGACCTACAGGTGAAATGTATTATAAAGACGAATATACAGGATAATATGGCTAACGGAATTACAAGGTATACTAGACCTGCTCAACAGCCCTTAATGAACACATATGTTCCTTTACCTTATAAGGAATTAATGATGTCAGGAGCAGCACAGCAACAACAACTAGACCAACTAGAAGCAGCTAGATTAGAGTTAGGGGAAAAGGAATTTAAGTTCCTACCACAAGACTTTGAAACTGCTAAGGCAGCACAAGCTTCTTTAGATGAGAGTGTGGCTAGTATAGCTGACCTCTATGGGACTAACTTAGGCAAAGCTAAGGCAGAGCTTAGTAAACTTCAAAGATCTACTAAGAAGAGGTTTGGACAATTTGGTGATATAGGAGCCATGCAGTCTAACTATGCAGCAAGAGAAACCTTTAAGGAAAACGAAAGAAAGAGATTAGAGAAAGGAGAGATTACTCAAGAACAATATGACACTGCTCTAAATGTATTTGATTCTCAATACACAGGTATTGGCGAAGGTGCTGATGGTAGGTATTCACAATACCAAACAGAAGACCTAGCTAAATATGTAGATTTTACAGACTTTGCAAATAAGTATGGTGATGGTATTAAAGCAGATGTAATGGCTTCAGCCTCTTCTCAAGTAGGAGGTGATGGTTATATTAGAGACTTCAATCATGCTTTAGAAGTAGTAGGTCCTGAAAGAGTACAAAGTATTTTATCTCAATATGCACAAGGTAGTGGTGAATTACAGAACTACTTAGAGCAAGGAGAAAGACTTGGTTATACAAGTGTTAATGATTTAATAGCTGCTATTGGTGGGGCTACAGAAAAGTATAGTTATCAAGAGGAATCTAGAGATGCTAGTACTAAAACTGATTCTACATGGCAGTATAAAGACAAGCTTAAAAAAGAAGCTGATAAGAAAAGAATTATACATCCAACCTCTACAACTAGACTTGTAAGTACTGGTGACACTGTTGATACTTATCTTAATGATTTTAATGATAGGTATAACGCTATAGAAGATTTAAAAACTAAAGGAGAAGAGTTACAAACTCAAATAGCTTCTTTAAAGAATCCAGATGGTACTATTTCTCCTGAAAATTTAACTCGTGTTGGGGAGCTTGAAGGGGAGTATAACAGTAATCAAAGAGAGTTACAAACTGCAGAAGACACTCAGTTAAGACAGAAAGATATTATAGCTTCAACTATACAAGAAGTATTAGGAGATTCAAACACTTATGGCATTGAAGTTGCTGATGATATTATTAGTATAGATAATAATAAAATGTTGTATAAAGATAAAGATTATCCTCAAGGTTATAAAGATAAGGCTACTGGAAACTTTATTGATATTGATGAAATTACACCAGAAGAAGCTGAGGCTAGAGGCTATGAGACTGTTTATAAAATATCCTCTACTGATTGGGTAGATTTTGATTATAGAATTAAAGATCAATTAAAAGGCAAGCTTACAGAAAGAGCTGCAACAGGTAAAGACTATACTGTATTCCACTTTACAGATAGTGATAGATCTGAGATTGCTACTGATGAAATCAGTGGACTTACTGAGAATGTGTTAGATAACCCTCAAGAGTATAACGTAAGACTTTATGATCCTAGTACAGGAGACTATAAAGAAGTGCCTTATGCTGACTTAGGAGAAGCTATAGATGTGTTACAGTATGCTAAGCCTGAGAATATTCAGAAAAGAATTGATGATGCTAAAGAAGCAGGGGCTACTGAACAAGAGATTCTTAAGATATATGCAGAAGCAGATGCTAGACGTAGTATAGCTGGTAAAGAGATTTGGAAGAAAGGTTTTGAACTTGATGGTATATTAAATGATGAGGATCAATCGTTGGTATTTAAAACTGTAACAGGTGATAAACTTATGATTACTCCTAAAGCAAATACTCAATCACATAAAGCTATTACTCAGAGTATTATGGGTAAAATCTCATCAACCACTCAAGATGCAGAAGCTACTTCAGTATATTTACAACAATTATATCCTGACTATTATAATAAATATAAAACAGCAGAAGAAGATTTATCAGAACATTCTGCTTATAAAAGAGATCAAGTAATCAATGCAATGCAGCCTGATTTAGTAGGGCTTACGCCTGAAGGACAAGGAGTTTACTTACACACAGGAAAAGGTAGACATAAAGATACTGTACATCTATGGATGTCGCTAGATAAAGAAACAGCAGAGTATCCTACAAAAGGAGAGCAAATACAAGAAATACCTCAAACTACATTAGCTAATCAAGCATTGCTTATTAAAGCTAACTTTGGAATACAATAAGAAATTTTATGGCTGAAGAATTAAATCCAACCACAAACTTACCTGAGGATGGTGAACCGTCTAATGATGTAAAGTGGATCAATGAGAGATTTAAACAATCTCTTGCAGCACCTAGAACTCAGACTTCTGGTACTGTAACTAATCTTGATGTAACAGAATTACTTAAACCTGTAGATGTATCTAAGGCAATTTCTGCTGAATCAGATCCTCATTATGCAAAGTTATTACATCCTGAAGAACTTAGGAGAGATGCTGACTTTGGTAAACTTATGGATCTATCTACTGAAAGATTCCAGAAAGCTAGAGTTGCTAGAATGGAACAACTTGATGCTGAGCAGACTTATGAAGAAGCTATTAATGGTACAGGAAAATTATTAGGTAAGACTGTCAATAGAGCTGTCTTAGGTTTAGCTGGTACTGTATGGGGTATGATTAAAGGTCTTGTTACTTGGGATGCTAATGCTTTACAGGAGAATGCTATCTTTGATTTCTCTGAAGGTATTGATACATGGTTAGATGAATCACTTCCTATATATACAAATGAAGATGAATATTACGATAAAGGATTCTTTGGTAAACTTGCTTACCACCCTGGTAAATTCATAGGGGATGAAGTAGCTGATGCTGTTTCTTTTGCCTCATCTGCTGTATTACAAGAAGCTATTATGTCAGGTATTAGTGCTGCTACTTTTGGTGGTGGTACAGCTACTCAAGCTGCTGGTACTGCCAGACTAGCTAGACAAGGTAGTAGTATATGGCAAAGACTATCAGGAGCTTCTAAGATTATTAAATCTATTAGAGGTCTTGATAAGAGTGCTGAAGGTGCTCAGATATTAAGTACTTTACAGAAGAGTGCTAGTACTGCTAAGAAGATGGATCAATGGAAAGCTGCAGCAGGAACTGCTAGAAGTCTATTAATCTCTTCTAACTATGAAGCAGCTGTTGAGTCTAGACAGACACAAGAAGAAATGAAGACACTCCTTACTGAGGAGTATGTTAAAGAGCATGGTGCACCTCCTACAGGACAAGCATTAAAAGCTATTGAAGAAAGTGCTAATAAAGCTAAGTGGTTATCCTATGGTGGTAACATGGCTATTTTGAGTTTAGGTAACCTTGCGCAATTCCCTAAGATCTTCCTTAAGGGTTATAAAGGACAGGCTACTGCATACAAGAAATTATTAGAAAAAGGTGCAAAAGGTAAATACACTAGCAAGTTAGCTAACCAAAAAGGTTTAGTAACTGGTACTAAGATTCTTTTAAAAGGTTCAGGTAGAGGTGTTATTGAAGCTGCAGAGGAAACTAGTCAAGGTATATTAAACCATACCTCTTTAGATTACTACAAAAGAAAGCATGATTATAATAGTGCTAAGAATGGTGTAAGCTTATTTGAATCCTTTGGTAGAGGAACTGAAGAGTTCTTTGGTGACTATAATGAAGCTTCTACTTCTATGGGCTTAGGTTTCTTACTAGGTATGTTAGGTGTGCCTACAGCAGGTAGACTAGCAGGAAGTAAGAGAGCAGTTGCTATGACTGGTGGTTTATTTGAAGCTAGAAGAGATTTCAAAAGACATAAGGATAATGTAGCTACTATGGCTGAATATCTTAATAAACAACCTAATGCACAACAAGGTGTTAAAGCTGCTTTTGAAAACTTAGTTAATGGTATTACCCTACAAGAAGATATTGATGCAGCTATTGAATCTGGAGATATCTTTAGCTTTAAAAACTTAGAGCATGATCAATTCTTCTCTTATGTAAATAGTAGAGTTAAAGCTGATCTATATGATACTGTTGAACAGGATCTTAATGCTATGAAGGCAGTAAGCTTTGAACAGTTCTCTAAAGACTTTAGTTTAGGTGAAGCTACAGAGTTTACAGAAGAGAATAAAAATAAGATTATAGACAAAGCCATTGAAAAGGCCAGGGTTATTAAAGAGTATGCAGAAGTAGTATCTGATCTTACAGACAGTACTATAGCTGATAGGAAAATTGCTGAGGCAGTTAAAGATCCTTTGATACACGCTGCTTCTACTATCCATAACTTAGATCGTAGAGAAGGTGAGTTAACAGATAGACTTACTGATCTTACAGGTATTGAGGCTGGTACTATTGATGAAATTACTAAAGTAGCTTATTACTACAACTCTGTAGAAAGATTAAGTAAACTTGCTAAAAGTAAACAAGGTAAGAAAGAACTAACTAAAGAACAGAATGCAGAATTCAATAAGTTAGTTAAGAAATTAAAGATTGATAAAGGTGCATTAGAATCTCTTATAGAGGCAGGACCAGCTATTGATCACAATGAACTTAGGAAATTAGTAGGGGATGTTCAGGTAAGAGAGGAAATTACTTCTAAAAAGTTCAATGAAAACGTATACATTGATAACACTGAATTTCAAAAGTCTGCTCAAGAAGCTGTAAACAACTGGAGTAGAACTAACCCAAGTGATGCAGCTATTTACTTTAATGAGGTAGAAGGTATTCTTAATGATCTTGTTAAGATTAAAAACAGAAGAGAGACTTTCTCTAACTTCTTTAAATATTTAGGTACACCAGAAGGCGCTCAAGAGTTTGCTAAATTAGATGGTAAGATCAAAGAGCAGTTAGCTAATCAGTTCATTGAAGGACAAGAAGCTGTTGCTGATCACGCTTTAGAAAATGCAGAGACTCCTGAAGAAATTGACAGAGCTAGAGAAAAAGCACATGAAGCAGGAGAAGTCTTTGGTGATGAGGTAAACAAAAAGATTTCTGGAAAAGCTAAAAGAAGTAGAATATCAACTCCACCTATTAGTCCTGATACTCTTAGGACTGATACTAGAAATGTCTTAGAGAAAAGATATGAGGGTAAGCCAGAGTTATTTAGTGAAGAGATTAAAGACCTTGCTGATATAGCAATGAAAGCAGGTATGCCTTATATTTCTGATAGTTTAGATCTAGAAGGACTTATTACTACTTTAGAGAAGGCTTACAATATGGATCTTACAGACTTAATAGAAGGAGTAGAAGATTACTTTGCTACTGTATCTAAAGAGGTTGATGATACTTTAGAGAATGAACATAAAGATAATGAAGATCCTCAAACCCCTAATGATGAAGAAGGTGCTGATACTCCTTTAACTAATCAAGAACATACTGAAGGCTATTGGGAGAATCCTTTAAGAGGGGCTACCAGACAATACCATATGGATAAGCATACGCTACCAAGTGGTAAAGAGGTATGGATAGCAGACACTTCTAGACCTGAAGAAAACTTCTTTGATGTAAACTGGGATAAGGTTAATTCCCCTAGTACTTTACAAGAAGGTTCTGAAATAAATTTTAAGGTAGACCTTCAAAAAGTATTTGGTGGTAAGGATAAATATCACAAATCAATAGAGAATCAAAAAGCTTTTAATTCTAATTTCCATGTAACTCTTACAAGTAAAGATAATGGAGTTGAATTTAATGCAGCAGGACTTGCTGCGAATGTTAGTGAAGATTCTTTAGTAAATAAAGATAATAAAGCTAAGAATAAACAAGTACTTGATATTAGAAACTTTATAATTAAAGAACTAATAGATGCAGGACATATTACAAAAAAAGGAGATATCTATAGAGTAACTTCTAATGCTCCTGAAACTTTCACTTCATCACTTAGTTCAAAAGTTAAATATAAAGGAACAGGTAGGATAGCTCTTAGTACAGCTATTGATTCTTTTGAAGAGGCTATGCCAGTCTCTGAAGTACTTAGTTCTGATGAGGAATTAATATTTGGTGTAGGTAGAACTTATGGCGATGCTGTTGTTATTGAAGTTCCTAATACTACAATTAAACTCCCTGCTTATAATGGAGTAGTTCCTGGTGCTGTATACGCAATAGTTAAAGGCGCTAATAATGAGTTTACTGCTAACAGACTTAAGACAAGAAAAATAACTCCTGCAGAACTTGATGAAGTTTCAGGGTTATTATCTGATATACATATTAACTCTAAGAACAAAAAAGATTGGATACCTTTCCAAGAAAAGATTAATGAGATAGTATATCTAGATGTTCATGCTACAGGTATTAATAACCAGCAGTTTAAGATTAAACAGCGTGATAATACTTGGTCAGATCCTATGAACACAGAACAAGTGTTAGATCTTATTAGGGATAGAAGAGCTCAAGTATCTTTAAAGAAAATTAATAGAGAAAATTATAATGAGCAGGTAGATGGTGATAAGGTTAGAACTACCATGAATGCTGGTAACCACACACATTCAGCAATGTTTGATATTCAACCTGTTAATTTTGGTGCGCCTACAACTACTGATCAAGATGTTAAGACTGTTAAAATACCAAATGTTAATGACAGGTTTGGTGTAGAAAGAAATGAAGCAGAACTTCTTGAGGTGGAAGGTGATTTACCTTTTGATGATCCTGCAGTAGATACTCAAAAATCTAAAAACCCATTAGATCAATTAAAGCCTTCTAAGAAAGGTAAAAGAGTTAAGAAGGCTCCTAAGTTAGGAAAAGGAAAGAAGCGCTTTAGAATGGCTAAGAAGGGCTCTTACAAGATGTGGAATAGAGAGGAAGAGCTTAGATGGGCTAAAAGAACTATTAAGAAAGTTCCAGTTCATGTAGCTGAGTCTATTCAAAACATTTCTGATAATGGAGGTGATATAGCTTGGGGTGTATTTAAAAATGCTGCTATTCATATAGCTGATAACGCAGCTGAAGGTACAACTCAACATGAAGCTTTCCACGCTGTGTTTTGGTTATACCTTAATGATGCACAAAGACATGCTTTATTAGTAGAAGCTCAAACTAAAACAGGACTACAGGATGATGTAGATCTTGAAGAGTGGATGGCTGATGGTTTTATGGAATATGTTCAAACTAATGTATTTGATAATTCTCTTAAAGGTAAGATCAATAGGTTCTTTGGGAGACTTAAAAACCTTATAGATAGAATCTTAGGGAAAGAGTCTTACACTATAGACAGATTATTTAAAGCTATCAATGATGGTAACTTTAAAAATAGAAAGTTAAATAAACTTGATGGAGTTAAAAGCATTAAGGATGTTGTAAGATGGAGAATTCCTGGTATGAATCCTATGCAGAAAGCTGCAAGAATAGATATGTTTAACCACTTTGTTATAGAGGAGTTAAATGATCTACAACTTGATAATGAGGATTTAACTATAAATGAAATTCTTAAGAATGTATCACTTCCTGAGATGTATAAAGATGCTTATATAACTGTTTATTATGAGTATTACCAACCTTTAAAAGAAGAGTTGGATGCAAACCCTAATGATAATGATTTAAAGTATAAAGTAGAACAACTTAAATATGCTTTAGAAGGTCTTATAGAGGAAGTAGATGCAGAAGGAGAACCTTCAAAGTTTGGCCCTTTAATGGGAGAAGCTATTAATGGATTAAGGAAGTACGGAATTAAAGTAAGAGTCAGGGGAGAAGCTGTAGAATCTGTTGATTCTATGGAGGAAACTCTTAACTTTATGATGGAAGAAGGTAACACCTATGAAGCTTGGCAAATGTCTAGAGCTTCCATGTCTACCAAAGACACTGCCACAACAAAAGTTAAAAAGGTGTTATCTAGCTTCCAAGACTACGTTGAAAATGATAAAGGTGAATTAGTAGCCAATGAAGATGATTTAGGATTCCCTACTAGAATGGATTTTGATGCAGTCTTTAATGGTTTAAAGTACTCACTTACAGAGCATTACAGTGTGCCTGCAATGATTGCTACTTTAAATGAACAAGCTAAATTCAAACCTTATTACAGGGAGATTGTAGCTAGGTTAGAAGGAGATCTAGAATTTAGATCATCATTCTTCCATGCTATGGCTACTCAAAAAATTAACTATATTAGACTTCTAGATAACAGTCAAACTGAAGAAGGTGATACAGTTAATACTGAGTATGTTATTATAGA